TGCTAATTCCAAACTCTATGTAAGACTTGCCATTATATTCTTTCGGAGTATTTTCCTCCTCTATCATCTTCTCCAGCTGCTCGTCCGTGTACGTCCTCACAGATACACCCGGAATAAAAGCGTGATAATCATGATAACAATTCGCGCCATGCAGACCAGTCACGGTTCCCAATCCACACACATCCTGTAGTTCCTGATATGTCCATATTCTTCCCTGCCACGGCTGATGCGTTGGTCTGGCTCCTACATGGTATGTAACCTCATAGCTGTCTGTTCTGAGGTCTCTTGCAACCTGCTCGTTGATTTTCCCCTGTATCTGCCTAAAACCCGTCATAACCGCCCTACGTGCAGCTACATCCACCCTGTCATGATGTCCTGACTCATAATCAATCCACCGAAGGCCGCTGGTCGTCATTGTGTCCACAACACGTTTCAGAACGGTATTATAATCAAATGCTCCGGAATGAATATCCATCATAGCAGAATCCAACGTTGATACATAGAAATCACGAAGTTCTTTATGCTTCAATACCCCGGTTGGAGTCCTTTCTGCAAATCCCATAGAAGCGGTCAGATTCTTGAAAGTACTATTGGTCTGCTGTCGAGTCGCTTCGATCAGGGACTGCAACTGCTTGTTCTCTCTGAATAGAATCTGCTGCATTCCTGAGAGTTTATAGGCTCTTTCATGGCCATAATACTCTTTATAGACTGTATCTGAGAATATCTCGTCCAACTCCGTCTCCGAAGCTCCCAGAGCATCCTGTACCGCTCTCTTAATCTCTTCCTCAGATTCTCCAAGCTGCTGCAGCCGGCTTATCTTCCAGTCTGCTGATGCCGGTGAAAAACCATTCTTCTCAATCAGGCGAACGATATCTTCCATGATTCGCCTCTCCAGTTCCGTCATCAGAGTAACAAATGGCTGCGGAATCTGCTCCAGCTCTCCCTGTGTCATTCAATCACCTCTGCCGGCTGTTGTACGGACTTCTTTGCCTGCTCTGCTGATTCTCCGTAATACTTTGCCCGATATTCCCACAATGCCATTGCACCGATTGCAACATCCTCCCGATCTGCTTTTCGCTCTTTTTCTTTGTCCACAATCACGCTATCATCAAAGCCGGTTGTCAATTCATACACGCCAGCCGGTGCAAGGTTTCCTATCGTTGTCCAGGCATCCATTGCAGCCAGAAGATCTTCCAATGCTTTTCTTAAACTGTTCTGTATCGCCTTTACTGTAGCATAACTCCTCTGCTTTCCTGTCTTTATTTCCTCTGCAGTTTTTTCTACTACCTGTGGATCAGAAAGAGTTCCATACGCTAATCGGCAGTTGAATTCTATTCTTTGCAAGATTCTGTTGAATCCATCGAAGAAACTTTCATTCCGAATCTCTGGAGAATAGACATTGAAAAAAGGAGCACCGTCTTTATCGCTGACATCTCCCATATCACGATATAAACGTTCTTTTCCTTTAGGCATAATTGCGTGTCCTTCTCTGTCCTTTTCAAAGAAATCGTTTCCAGCCTGCACTGCTGTTTCTTTTGAACGGTACTCCCACAGCACAGCTCCATACTGCTGATCAGCATCTCTAATACGGTCTACTGCCCTGGCATATAATGATACTCCCAGCGGACTATGACGATCAATATTATTGGCCAACACCGGGATACGCAAATAAGAAAACAATGGGCAATTCGCTCCATACAGTATCACTTCCGGCTCCAGTCCCGCCCATTCCGACACCTCTGTCAACGGGACCTCTGTACCTAGATTAATCACATCATTAATCTTTGCAATTGCTTTTTTACTCTTAAAAGCTCTATTTCGGATCAGATATGTACTACTTTCACTATTGTATTCCTGATACTCCAGTTTGGTGTAAAGCCATTTACCCATTTGCTTGAATTCCGGGAAAATAGCTGCAGTAATCTGCTTTGCAGAATCAAATGAAACTGGAAAGAAGCTATCCGACTGCACATAGTCAACAGCAATCTTGTTTCCAGAAATATATGGTTTTAATATCAGGCCCCCTCCAGCACACGCATACTCCACAATATGAGAGAGATCATCATCTACCTTTCTATATTCCTGATTCAAAAAATCAGCTCTGGCACTTCCGGTCACACTGATTCGTGCTTCCATCGTAACTGCCGTCGCTACTTCAGAACAAAGAGATGACGGAATGCTGCAGCTCCTGATATCCATTTCTTCATTAAGCCACGGTGCTTCATCCATATACATCTTGTTCCATAGCAAAATTGCCTGTGCCATATCGCTGCTGATAGCAATCTCTACTCCCATAGCCTGCTGAATATTCTCATAGTATATCAATTTACCTCACCTCCTCATTCTTCTCGCTCCGTTACTGGAAGAAAATGTTTTATCTTTTTCCACATACCCATAACCACATATCTTGTAGCGTCCTGACAATGGTCGTTTTCCTTTAGCGGAACTTCCTTCCCCTTTTTAGCACTGTCCTCATTGTATTGATAAAGTCCCATCTCTTTTATGAGATGCTTTTGTCGGAAACTGATGCACATGCAACGGAATGTCAAGAGCTTCTGTGTTCTTGCAATCCCCAGAGAAACAGTATTCTCCGCGTTCTTTATGGAGATATCTGGCATCAAACGCTTAATTTCTTCTGCCAGACCCTGCGCAGACGGATCAATGAATACCCAGGAAATCTTACGCGCATATTCCTTCTCTAGCTTCTCTGCAAATTTTTTAAACTCTTTTGCATACTCAGATGGTGATTTCTGCTTTTCATCCCTGCCGCTGTGATAGTATTCATCCAATCCTCTCAGACATTGGTGAACCCGGTCCACTGCAAATGCCTCAAATGTTGTTGCATTCTTCTGACCATAGTCAACGCCAATTCCGATTTCTCCGATTGCCTTCTTCTCAGCATCCGGAATATCATCATAGATATGTTCCTGACAAAACATATAATAAATCAGATCTTCAACACCAGTACACTCACCGCCCCATACCCACTGATACATCTTTGGATCCGAAGCAAGCATTGCTTCGGCCGATTCAATCAAATCCTTTCCCAGCCATTTCTCCGGTACGTCTTTATAAGTCGTATGGATATGAATGCAATCCGGACGTTTTACCATCTTAGCCAACCATGCCATAATCGGGGCATTTGGATTTTTCGGCGGATTAAACAGATATATCATCTGAAATCCGCCTGTATTTCCTCTGACAAAAGTTGCCTCAATGTTGAAGATCTCATCCTCTCCCTCTCCATCTTCAAAGAACTCTGTCAGCTCATCCAGGATGACCAGCTTGATCGGCTTATCCTCATCAATGATACCTTTCGTATCGTCAATGCCATCTGATCCGGCAAAATAGATTGTCGTTCCATGTTTCTTGTATGTAATCTCCATCGGAGACTTTGTAATCACAAACTTTTTCTTGCTAATCTGCAAACGGTTAAGCCCTCTCAGCATCTCTTTATAGACTGTTTTTCTCAATTTATTGTGATGCTTTCGCAGAACTACAACCGATCCGTTTGGATCACTGACAATCTGGTAACCTCCCCGGATTCCCATGAAGCTGGACTTTGTGCCGGCACGGCCGGATGTCAGGATGATATGCTTATAGCTCCGATTATTGAAAATCGGGAGATACTTCGGAATGATGATATCTGATATCCTAACCTGTCGTTTTTTCTTCTGGCGCATCATTGATTATCTCCACTCCATCATCATCTTCTTTGTCATCCTGAGACAGTTTCGCTGTATGGGCTTTCATCTGAGCAATGCGAACTTTCTGTTCCTCAGTTGCCAGCTCCCAGTTCCGATGCAGCATCTCATCATACTGCTTGATCATGGATCGCAGCTCTCCCTGAGCACGTGCCTGTGCTTTCAGGAAGTTATTCTGCTTATCCCATGCCTGTTGCACTTCCCATTTCTCACCGATCACATTACCGGTCTTCTCCTCAATCCGCTCGATCGTCTTATCTTCCTGGTCCTTCACATATGCGATCCGCTGCGCCCGGATGATGGCAGCGTATGCGATCTGAATCTGGTGCCAGAGAAGATCGAGTGGATCAGCCTGATCAATGGCATAAAAAATCTCCCGGGTTTCTTCCGGAAGAAACTTGCTGAAAAAGCCGTACTTCTCAGCATTCTTATTACCAGGCGGACCAGTCGCATTCTTGTTCCCCGGCTGACCACCTTTCTTTTTTTGCGAACGCTCGCTTTTTTTATCCGAACGTTCGCTATCATCCCATTTATGGGTACACTTCCAACGGCGGACGGTTCCTTCGGGCAGATTCAGTTGACTTGCAATCTCAACCAATTTCATGCCCTTCAGATACATGGCCTTCGCCTGTTCTATTCTTGCATCCGGCGCTCTGGCCATGCATCACCACCTCACTTATTCGTCGTTTTGGGTAACAGGAAAAGCAGCCCCGAAGGACTGCCTCTCTTGTATCGCTTTAAATACTTTCGATTTTTCTTGCACGCTCATTAATTAATTCTATTGTTTTAGTAATAATCTGTTCCTCTATTATAATTGTTTCGCATGTGATCTCATCTATTGGGATTACTTGTATATTGCAACGAGAAATCAGATCGATTAACTCCTCTTCTACTGCTCTATATTTTTTCTTATATTTTTTTTTAACAATCCTTTTGTTAGGCATATATTTATGAAGCCTCCTTTTGTTCAACTACCACTTTAGGAATTGCAAATAATCCCTCATCCAGTTTTAAAACCAATAATATAAGCTGCGCAAATGGTTCCACGTACACTTCTGCTAATTGCTGAAGATCTAAATCCGTTTCTCGTAATTTAACATTATTTTTCATTACTATCTGTAATATACCAATAATTTGGTTATGATCACACAATATGGGTAATGCTATATACTGACTATATTTTCTCAAATCCGTTCTATCATTCTTTTTTCTAAATAAATGATATAACGTATTGTGATCCGCTACTGCCACAATATCTGGATTCTTTTCTCTTATCAAAGAAGCATAATAATATGTGCATTCCGATAACACTTCCTCTTTCATATAAACATTGGGTTTAGATGTGGAAGAATGCGCTATCATTTTAATGCACTCTCTGTTCGAAGCATCTTTATATGCTCTTATAAAACTTACATGAATATTATTTTCAACTCCATTTTCTTTCTTCAATGCGATACAA